CTGCACGAACCATTTGTAATGGCACATATGGACAATAGAATAGACCTGCATCGAAAGATGAAGAACCTTTATATCCTACAACCATGTAGTTTGAGGTTGCGCTTGCATATGGATCGATATACACTTTGTAACGACCGTTTAGTACACCAGCAAATGTATTGCCTGTGTCATCTACGTTCAACGAGTTAGAGTTAAGAGCTGGTGTGTAATCTAGTACACCTGCCATTTGAAGTGCAGAAGCAACATCAGAAGAACAGATAACCATGTTACCTTTACCACGACGTGTACCTTTTGCAATCGCGTTAGCTTCTTGCTCGATTTGGAACATTAAGCCTTTGAACTTCTCTACTGACCAACGACCGTTAGCATCAACATCTAAGTCGAATGTGCCTGGAGTTGCAGTCGCAGTTGCACCAGCAACAGCGTTTCCGTAGATTGTACGAACGAGTTCACGGTTGATTTCCACAAGGATTTCAGACTGCAAGATGTTTGCAAGTTCTGTTTCAGCATCCAAACCGTGTACGGCTTTAAGATCCTGAGCAAGCTCTGTGGTGTATTCCGCTTTCAAAGCGCGTGACTTAGCAGCTACAGTAACTTTTTCGATTGAGAAAGCCATTTCTGCAAATGCGTCGCCAGTTGATCCTAGCGCTTCAGCAGCGGCAGTATCCATACCAGTACCAGTTGTTTCTGATCCTGCACCCAATGCGTTAGCATGTGTACCTGCACCAGAGAAATCAGTATCGGCTTCGTTGTAGAATACTTCGTTGGCAGCTGCCTGGGAAGTATGTGTTGAGCGCATTGCAAAGATCAAGCCTGTTGGGCCTGTCATTGGCTGAACGCCAGCAATATCATATGCGATCAAGTTTGGCATTGCACGACGTACCAATGAGATCAATACTGGGTCATAACCAGCTGTTGGTCCACCAGCAGCAGAAGCTGAGCCGAAGCCGCCTGTGCCTGCGTCGTTGGCTGCTGTTTCTGAAAGCAAGCCTGTCATGTTAGCAGAAAGATCGCCAGATTCAGCTAGCGCGCGTTCTGTGTTTTCAAGAATTGTCGCTGTGACAGATTTCTTGTGGTTGTCTGTAATAGCGGAAAAAGAGGAATGCTCCAAGATTGGACCCCATTTTTCAACTAATGCTTGATAGTTTGACTGAGTCATGTGATTCTATCTCCTTGTTGAGTTATTCTGGATATATTTATAAAAATTAATATTTTCATTAGGTTACTTAGTTACGGTTCAAATCTGCTAGAAGCGCATTAATAGTTGAGTGCTCTGAAAGTGGTTGTTTCACTTCAGTGTCCTCAGTGATAATTGCTTCTTCCTCAGCCGCTTCTTCTACCAAAGGTTTAGCTTTCTTAAAGAAAGATTCCTTTAGAGTTTCTAGGTCTGATTTGTAGCTGTCGACATCATCGAAAGCAAGCTTTTCTGACAGAACTTTAAATCTTTCTTGCTCTACAAGTGTAAGACCTTCAGTCATTTCAGCAAAAACAGCAGATGCAGTAGATGCATCACGTGCCTTTTTAAGCTCAACATTTTCAACGATTGCTTTATTAGCATTCGCTTTCAATGTTTCAATTTCTTCTTCAAGCTCAGCTACAACGTCAAGAGTTTCTTCTTCAACGTTAATGTTGTGCTCTTCGAATAGGCCTTTAAGACCATCCATTAACGACTCTGCCATTTCAACCTTAATGCCGGCTTCAATAGCAACTTCGTTTTCTGTCATCCACTCTTCTACAACGTAGTCAAGATATGAATCGAGATTCTCTAACATGCCTTCAACTGATTCTTCAAGCGCTTCTTGCATTGATTCTTCAAGGGCAGTTGTTTTTTCAACAATAACAGCATCAGCTTTAACACTTGCAGCTTCGTTTACCGCAGCTTCAAATACCATAGTTGCTTTTGCTGTAAACTCTTCAGACAAATCCATGCCTTCAAAGATAGTCGCAATTGACTCTGCTACTTCGATTACTTCTTCAACGATTTCATCAGAGTCTACTTCTGATTCTTCCGCTTGCATTGGAGCTGCTGCAACTTTATCGGCTGTTGGATCAACCTTTTTGTTTACGTCAGCTTTTTTCTTTTTATGTACGCCGCCTGCTGGTGTAGCAGGATCCATAATTTCTGCGGCAGGTACGCCTGCTCCGCCAGATTTTTCGACGAACTTTTCGTCTAGTTCATTTGACATATGTTCTACTCCTTTTTTTGGATTCGTATATTATATGAGTATTATTTATAATAATATTATTTTTCAGCTTTTCTAAGTGAGTTCACAAAACGCTCGAATAACTCAGACGCAACGTTCTCATCAATTTTATGAACGACGCGCCTAATTTGCTTTTCAACTACTTGTTGTATTTCTTCTATAACCTGTTCAATAGGTTCCTGAGCAATCCAGTTACCTGAGGCTATATCGTAATAGTATTCAGCATTTTCCATAATACCATTTACAAAACAATTAGGACCGGATGGATCAGTTACAATATCGACAGTAGCCAGATGAAAGTCGTTTTGTACTTCCATGATGCCTTCTCTCGTTGCTTTAACTGAACCCAAACCGCGAGTAGATACACCGATCTTAACACCCTCGTCCATAAAGGTTTTGACTATCTCACCCATTGGTGTACCAAGAATTTTGGCTTTGCCAGTAAAGTTTGATCCCTCTCGTTTCATCTCTGTAATAAGATGAGACACGCGATCGCCGTTGATTGTAGGTCCGTCTGGGTGACCCAATTCGCCTAGCGCTCGCTTTGTTTCTACAAAGTCAGAGTTGTATCTGACCATTTCTTTTTCTAAAATCTGCGACGGATAAATTCTTCCATTGCGGTTTTTAATGTCGCCTTGCATGAAAATGCCTTCGATGAAATAGGATTTTTTACCTGTTTCTTCGTTGATTTCAGTAGCAACGTTACAATCTTCTACAACTTCTGTAATTAATCTCATGTCTTTGATCCTTTAAAAATCTATTTATATCTTTGCATCATAGTAGCTTTTGCTTAATTCACCACGCTCTGTGGTTTCGCCCTTTTTCCTGACTTTAACATACGTTAATTGTACGTTACCGCCAAACGGCGTAAATGTTCTAACACCGGACGCTGTAGTTCCGTTTGCATCGGTATATGTATCAGCAGCAGTGGCTGCGTTGTCATATTCCCAAATACAAGTATTAGCTACAGCATCTTCAGATCCTAAAACATCAACCCAAGCCATTATTACAAAGCTTCCCTTGCAAATCCAACAATTTCTTTAAAACCACTAGTGTCTTTCATCATAACCTTTTCCATATCTCTACGGTTTTTAGCGTTAAGATCTTTATAAAACTGGTTAAGGAGTTTCGCATCTTGTGCCGATACCTTAACAGATTTGCCATCCTTTAATCTTAAGTTACCCATTTTTACAGCTTCGTCTAACATTTCAGTAAAGCTTTCTCTAACTTGTTCATTAACTGCTTCATTTCTAGTACCCATTTTGTGAAGCTTGGAAACATGAACTTCTTTGCCATAAGTTTTATGGTCTTGATGCTTATGATAATCTGTCATATGCTTGTGCACTTGATCCATTTTATTTTTATTATTGGCGGTTTGTGCTGCCCTTAAATGGTTTTTTGCAATTGTATGGTGTTTTTCACCCGCGCGATGATGCATTTCTTTAGAGTCATCATAACTTGCTTTTTGTTTATCGCTCAGGCCGCTCTTACCTATTATTTTGGCTTCGGACGCTTTCATCTCGTGGTCTGTGCGTTTTTCATCATGCTGCTTAATGGCATTATCAAGGTGGGCGGCGCTAATTTTACGCTTAGGAAAACTTAATGCTGATTTTATATTATCACCAAATGCTTCATCTACCAAGTTATTTGATTCACCAATTTCATCATCACCAGCAACATATCCGGGTCTGCGGTTTGCAGCTGGTTTTAGTTTACCTGTCAACTTGTTAGTAGCTTTTTTGATTCCTGCAGCACGCTTTTCTGCGTTGTCTGTTTGGCTATCATACTCAGACTTATTAACGCCTTTACCTGATGCGTAACCGGCTTTGCCAGAACTTTTTTGAACGTCGCCAACGGCTTTCTTAATATAAGAACCAAGAGTTTTCTTTGATAACTCGTTAACAAGTCCTTCTCCAACAATAACATCTTGACCACGATCATCTGTACGATCAGCTTTAGCTTTTTTGAAAACAGTGCGAGTTTTACCATCAGGGCCCATTTGGGTGACCGGCCTTTTTAGAGCAGAGGAAGTTGTTTCAGCAATTCCTTCTCTTTTTAAACGATCTGTCGCCTTTTGGATACGGTTGGTTTTGGATTTGATGTCATTTAATCTTGCGTTAGGCTCACCAGGCCTTCTAAAACCAGCCACCTGCTCAATATCTTTTTTCTGCTTAGCAAGGCTTTTAGATGTCTTGTTAAGCTTTCGCTTCATCAACATTTTACCGACACCTTTAAATGGACCTTCTTCTAATGTCTCATCAGATGTTTCTTCTACTTCTTCATTCTTTTTTCGCCCACGCATAATTGCGAAGTCGTGTCCGTCAATTTTACCGTTTTTGTTATGGTCAAGTTTTTTCTGTCCACCGTCATCCTCATCGGAATCCTTTGCTTCCATAGCTTTTTTGTACTTCTCTTCCAATGCCAAGGCAATGCGTGTCTGCATTTCTTCTGCAAAGGCGTCTTTCATTTCCATTGGATTTTTGTCAATGGCTTCTTTAATGATTTTTTCTAAAGACATGTGTATATCTCCTTTTTATGTTAATTTCTATATTGTATTTATCTATTTAAACATTTTGGATTGTGTAGATGGTCCTACGATACCGTCGGCAACTAAGCCGTTTAATTTTTGCCACTTTTTCACTGCAGTCTGAGTTCCAAATCCAAAATCACCATCAGCTGTTACGCCAATAGCCTTTTGCATCTTAGCTACATCATCGCCATTCATACCTTTACGTAATGTACGTACAGCAGAAGAGGTTTTAGCTGCTTTTTTAACTGGTGCTTTGCCACCAAGGATTGCTAACGCTTCATCCCAGCGACGATTACGGTCTTCTAAACCAATAGTACCACCGTTAATCTTTTTAGTCAATCCTTTATTATCGCCCTTGTCTGCAAACTTTTCTAATTTGTTTGTAGCCCAGAACCAGCATGCAGACTCAATAGCACCCGTTGGTGTTGATACATACTCTGCAGCTTCCTCGGCCGTTAAGTCAACCGTATTTGCGAATTGTGTGTAATTATTTCTGCCTGTAAGCTGCTTGATACCTCGACCCCTAAAGAGCCAGCCATCCCCGGCATTAACGTTTCCCAAGGCTCCTCGTTTAGATCTGAACTCGTCTTGGTAGACATAGTTTGCAATCTTTTCTTGGTCTCTTGCATATTCTTTTGCATCACGCTTTCCTTTTCCAAAATATCGGCCAAACACTGAGTTCAAAGCCTTTTCTGAATAATTAAGGTTTTCTACTAATCTTGTAAAGTCTAATGACTCATGCGCACATTGTGCCATAAAGCCAGCAATACGATTGCTTGTGTTAATTTCGTATTTTTCAAACATTGGAACCGCTGCTTCATACCAAGCCTCTGGTTCTTTGTTTGATGGTATCATTGCGCTAAATTGTTCTAAAGTAATCATTTTGGTGCTCCCATAATATCTCTAAGTCTTTTCTTTTTTGAACTTTTATTACCTGACGTCCATTTCTTTTGCCCTTCTTTAGACATATGACCGCCATCCATACCAGCTATATTTCCACCGCCAACATTATTAACAGGTTCTTCGTTTACTTCTGGCTTTTTCTCGTCTTTTGCCATGGAGCCCGATTTAACAACACCTGATTTTTTAATTTTATTAATAAGTTTAAGGTTTGCTAGATTTGTAGCTTCATCTACTTCCGGCTTAGTATTAATATTGTTCTTTTTTCTGAATGATTTTAAATCACTGGAGGCTGCAGCACGTCTTTTCTTAGCGTCCTCAGCATCTTTTACGTTTTGTGAATGTACTTTGTCTACATCCATACCGCCTTTGGCTAAGTTTTGTCTAAGCCTTGCTCTACCAAACGCTTCATTTAATTCTTTTTTTCTATTGACATTTTCTGCAAGTGTGGTATAATGATTATATCTACTAGAAAATAATACCATTGATTCATCTAATTGATTATCAGTAATATCTTCGTTTAGTATTGACTCATCAGTAAACGCTTTGTACTCTTTAATTAAAAAGAGAGCAGCGGCATATGATGCTAGTTTTGAACTACCACCCGGCACTTTAGCCAATAGTTTCTTTAAGTTAGCGATCATTCTGTCAAAGATTCCCCAAGCAGCGCGTTGAGACTTCTTGCCAAAATTCTTTGACTTGATTAGTACCTTACCATCTTTATCAATAATACCCTCTTTGTATGCAGGCCATTTTTCAAATGGAGTTGCTAGACGGCGAATGAATTGGTATACTAAAAATAGATCTACTACCATGCTTATATTCCTCTTAGCTTATCGCTAATATATTTATCTGATTCTATACTATCTCTGTGTATCACAAAGTCGTCGTATGAAACGACTTGCGGCATGAAATTTAAATACTCAACGAATGGTTTTAAATATTCATGATATTCATGTAGTTTCATAAAGAGCATGTTAGTTGCTTCCGGCCCAAAAATATTATATATGACGATCAAGTGGTTTAGAATCAACCTTTCTTTCAAATCATTATCTTGTTTGTATCTACCAAATAGTTTACGTAAATACTGAAATCTTTTCAAGTCCTCATCAAATTCGACTATATCAGTACAATTAGGATTGTCATAATACTTCGAAGCAAATAACAGAAAGGTTGATTCTGTCAATATCATTTTTTATTATGCGTCAGCTACGATTGCATCTTCAACTGCAGTATCGCCTGTAACACCCAAGTCGCCAGCAGCAACTGCGGTTACTTTCATTGGTACTAAGCATTCTGCATAGTGACGGCCATTTGATGTATGGTACAACCACCATCCTGGACCTGTCAAACCTTTTGCGCGGTTAGCTGGAACAGCTGCCTCTGTAAGGTCAACGAATACAGCATTATCGCGATCGTTTGATTTGTTTGTGTTAGCCGCAGCATCTTCTAACCATTTTGGTACGGAAGCTAATGCGTCTGTTTTTCCCCATAGTGCCATTTGTTTTCTCCTTTAGAGGGTTTTATTAAATCTATTTATTAGTTTTATTTTGAATTTAAATCAGATATTTTTTTATCTAAATCACTAGCTCTTTTTTTCATATCAGAGATACGCTTTGCGCGCTTAAAATCAGCTTCACGCTTTTTAGCCATTTTTTCAGCTCTATCACCGGCCTTGTCTTGTCTAGCAGCTCGAGTACCTCGGAAGCTGCCTTGCTTAGTAGTAACAGCCCGTTTAGCTCCTTTACCCGCGAGGCGTGCCGTACCAATTACAGCCTTAGCACCTAACCTCACTGCGCCGCCGATAGCTTTACCGATAAACTCGTTAAGCTCTTCTTCAGTCATATTTTCAATGACTGCAGGATCAATATTGTTTTCGTTAATATAGTCAGCACACAATTGGTTGATAATAGACTCATCAAGGTATACAGATTCATTAACATCTTTAGATTCACCATGATGAGGTAGATGTTTTGCATGCGGGTAAGTAGCCGTTTTGTTAATTGTATGATTTTCATTGCCGTGATGATACGCCTTCATATGTTTTTCTAAGCCAGCTTTATCATCTTTAGCGTTGGCCTTCATAGCTTTATGCAAATGTTTTACCTGAGCTGTGTGATGAGGCACTGTTAGGTGCGTGGTGTGATAACGATCGTATCCTTTATCAGTTTCATGATCATGGAAGTCGTGTGCATGTTGTAAATGCGCCTGTGTTACTACTTTATCTGGATCATAGCTGTTATTCTTTGGCTTATAAGCATGCTTCTTAGAACTGTAGTAAGATTGTCTTTCTTCATTTAGATCTTCGCGCATGCTAGCTAATGAACGTTGAGTAGAAGTCATTGTACGTACTGGTTTTTTACGGCCAGTCTTTGTACGACCCATAGCTGCATTATGCTCTGCATCTTTTGCACGTTGAACTTTAAGGAAGTCAGGCTTTATCTTTGGTGCGCCTTTTCTACGAGGTGCTTCATCTAGTTCAACTTCTTCAGTTGCCGCAACTTTTGCTCCAGCAATCTTTTTAAGAGAAGAACCTGATGCTTTTTTATGGTCAGGACCAAAGCCACGAAGCTTAATAGGTGCTTCATCTAGTTCAACCGACTCAGAAGCGTCTTTAAAGTCTTGGTCAGTAGGAGCACCTTTAGATCCTGGCTTCTTCATCTTTTCGCCGGAACCATTTTTGATGCGCTTGCGTTTAGCATGGATATTATCCCAAAGTCCAGCTTCTTTAACTGTCTTCTTGCTAGCGTTAACCGTTCCGCAACTGCCTTCATCAACGTCGTGTTGACCACCGCAGTGTTCGCAATCTGGACCGCATCCACATTTACCATCAGCATCAATTTTATTATCGCAGCAGCTACAATTTTCTTCGTTTAATTGTGCTTCTGTTATGTGAGTTGTAAACCGTTTCATATCTTGACCTTTAATTTATATTTACTGTTATTTATAAAAAACAATTACCATTTAACCTTGTCAGCCCAATAAGCTGCAGACATTTTACCCTTAGCAATATTTTTACCGTGACGTGCTTTAAACGATTTGCGCTTGGCTTTCATCTTATCAGACCCACCTTTTTTAGGATCACCCGCAGTTGAAGCACCTTGCTCACCAAAGCGAATAGTTTTTACCTTATCACCATCTTTAGCAACAACGATATGGCTTTTAGTTGAATGCGAAGGAGTCCCCTTAGCTTTATTAAAACCGGCTACGCCAGCTCTTTTTAAACGTGGATCTTTTTCTTCTGCAAACTGTTTAAACTTTTTCATCTCAGTATTCCTTACTCTTTTTACATGGTTCATACCAGTTTTCTTGCTATTATAAGTGTCTTTATTGAAATCACCTTTCATTTTATATACACTGTATTTTCTGCCCGGAAATTCTTTCTTTAACGCCTTAGCGCCTTTAGTAGCATCTTCCGGAGTTTTATATGCTGCACCTCCATGTTCACCTTTTTGACCACCAAGTTTAGTACCAAATCTTTTATCCATTGGATCAGTTGAACCATGTTTTACGTTTTGTTTTGCTCGATTAGCGCCAGCATCATAGGATCTCGTATGTCCGATAGTATATTATTCACTAATATATGTTTTAAAGTTTTTCATCTGATATCTCTCTAATAATCGTAGTGTTTGTCATTATCGTGTTGACTATGAACTTTAAAATGATGCACGTTATATCCATCTTTTGTTTTGTGAGTTTTAACATGTTTTAATTTAGTGCCTGATGGAATTACTGTTTCTTTTTCACTTGAGCCTTCGGATTTAGAACCTTTTCCATCTATGTGAACAGCTTTAGTTTTTTTATGAGCATGAATTACGACAACATGTCCGCTTCCAAACTCTGCTGCTGATTTATGATCATGCGATGTAGACATATGGGCTGGACTGTGAATTACACCGCCTTTACTCTTTTTAGCAGCTGCACCAAAATCGTGATGCGAACCGTGATACAAAGTTATTTTCTTACCAAGAGGTTTAGCATGCTTATGGATCGTATGATGAACATGCGCTTCGCTCTCGTGGATTTTGTTCATCTCTTTATCATCAGGAAAATAACGATGATCGTCCATATGCGAATGTTTTTTACCCATGATCTTGTGAGTATATGCTGCGCCCTTACTATAACCGTGGCCTTTGCCTTCTTTATGGCTTTCTATTAAATGTTCATTCATATCTGTAGAGTTACGTTTAAAATGATCGAAAGCTTTTGCTTCGTGATGATCTTTATGCGCGCCAGCAGAATGAGATGATAGATGTGCACCATGATCTTCTTTATTATGACCAGCAGCATGCTCGGCTAAAGTCTTTTCGTGGTCTGCTTTACCACCAAAAAATTTTTTTAGTATAGATTCATTAGTATCTTTTTTCTTTTCTTTTTCTTT